GGTGTAGCTGTACATAGGTAATACCAAATGCGACGTGCTTTGGCATCGCCTTGAATTTCATAGCCCAATGCGAAGGTCTTGGTTTCATTATTGACCACTTCGACAAAGTTGCCATTGGTATCTGTCTTGAATCCAAAGATATCCTTTTTAAATTCATCATAAATCTCTGTAAACTTGAGAGTGACGGTTGAGCCTGAATTGGATACTAGGGTTGCGATAACCTTATCGTCTGCATAGACTTGTGAACTACCACCGATGATTTCAGTAGTGATTTCTTGAGCACCAACCAGACGCTTTGGTGTTCCAAAAGTCCAGGAACCATCGGTTCCAATCGTAGCGAGTGCATAGTGAACATTTGTAAGTCCGAAAGTAACTTTATTACTCATATTTTATTTTCTCCTGTTTGATTTCATAAACTCTGGTTACCGAGTTATCGTCATTGACGTATTCTGTAATCATTTGATAATTGAACCCCGATTGATATAAAGCTGATTCTAGTTGCTCTTCGAAGATTGGGTTCTTTGATTCTGTGACAAGTGTGATTTGATAGGTGATAATCCGAACTGCTGATTTGTTATCTGCGTAGGTTTGAACTCTATCGCTGATTTCTTGATAGACAATAAATGGGTATACATGGAGTTCGTTTGCATCGACAATATTGGTTCCATAAGACACTCTATTTGGTAAAACACCATCAAGTATTTGGAATAGTTGCTCTATAAAACTCATGCGGATCCACCTCTTTCAATAATCGATTTGATTTTCTCAACCATATCAGGTGCAAATGCATCGAAAGCAGGTCGCATGAATGGACGTGGTCCCACAAATTTACCACCACGATGTGTAAATCCAAACTCAAGTAAATGAGTTAACCTTCCTTTAGTGCTTGAATAGATGGCGATACGCTTATTGATACCTTCACCTTCAGGAATAGCAACAAACGATTCTGCAAAGCCATAGGCTTGACCACTCTTTGGTGCTTTTGAAAGAATGTAAGAAAGTACTTTATCTGCGGTTTCGTCTAGCACTTTTTCCATTTCTTTGATGACATCTTCTGCATAGGATTCGACAAGCTCACTAATTCCAAGTGCTAATTCATCCAATGAAACCATCAATATCACCTTTTTTAATCTTTGTTTCAACAAAATAAAGCTCAATAAACTGACCGCTGATATAGTTTCGTTCGAGTTTATAAACCTTTGAATCGATCAATGCATGTCTAGACCCATCATATAAGAAGCTTTGAATCTTGACTGCAACATCAATTCTGATGTCTGTTTTCTTGCTTTCATAATATTCTTTTGAAGTCACTGAAAGATTAATCCCAATAACCTCTTTTGAGCTTGTAAGTATTAGTGTTCGATTGCCGATAGAATCTGGTGTGTTGGCTAGTTTTAGAAACGTTAATTTGATGTTAGGTGAACTTGGAAACATTAGGAATTACTTCCTTTCGTGAATGATAGCTGTTTGATGAGCATTTCAAAACTCTTCGGAAGTTCTTTCACAGATCCATCGTTCTTAAAACCAAAGAACGTCTTACAGTAAATAAGGATGAGGGAATCCACGATTGGGACTCCCTCACCATTTACGACATCATCTGCCACACCTACAGAACGAATGAGTTCTTTACAAGCCTCAATATGAGACAACAACTCCTCATCAGCATATGTTTCTGTTAGAGGAATCAAGAGTGCTTTCTTCACTGTATCGAGTATGGCCATGATTTAGTTCCTCCGATTAGGCAGCGGCTTTCTTCTTGATACGAAGGAAACCTTTATAACCTACCACATTGCCCCCAGTGAATACGGATGCTTTGTAGCAGATAATGCCATCTTTAAATTTGTAATCTGTCGATTTGCCGATTTCAACCGGTGAGAAGATAGGCACTTCATAGTTCTTGAGTGAACCATAAGCCATCGCATACTCACCTGCAGTGGTTGCACTGTCAGCGATTGCTTTGCAATGTGAGTTGATCACATAAGGAATGCCATCGATGGTTTGATTGATGTAATCAACGGTATGAACCTTACGACCTTCGGAAGTACGAAGACCAGCAAATGCACGCAAGTCGTTCTTATTCAAGATAAGAACCGCACCACCTTCGACTTCTTCATCGCCACCATAAGCAAAGATGATGTCATCTAAAGTTGTGTCAGTGATTGCGGATAGTTCAAGCGGAGTCGTATCCGATAATGCAACTGCTTGATCGCTGAAAATACCAGTGAAAGTGTTCGATGTTCCGGCACCTCGTAGGATTTGTTCAGAGATTTTCTTTTTCAAAGATACATTGATGTTTCTAAGTACCTCTGCTTGATATGGAATGCTTGGAAGCTTTTCAAGTTCTTCTGTGATTTCGGTATAAGCTGTAATCTTAACTTTCGTAATGGTGACATAACCAAATGCTGGTTCAGTTTCAGTGTATGCTGCACCTTCAGCTGTAGTTCCAGCAATGCCATTTGATTTCACAAATGATTTCTTGTAGGTTTCACCACCATTAAGGTTGATGATATTGACCTTGTCCACCAAAGTAGATACTTGGGCATACGGAACTGGTGCTAAGCCATTAGATACCGTTTCAGGAACCAAAACTTCCGAACTGGACACTTGGATAACTCGATTTTCACGGAGTTGTTTACCGCGAAGTTCTAAGGTATCCTTATTGTCAGTGCGTGTATCAATGACAATCGGTTTGACATCGACTTTGGATGCAATCATCATCTTTTTATCGATGACAGAGCGTTCCTCTTGTAGGGTATTGCATTCAGTATCGAATGCTTCCAATTTTGATACATCTGATTCCGCTTCAACAATTGAGCGAATCTCAGTTAAGCGTGCTTCAATTTCTTTACGTCTTTTTTCTAAATTCATGATTTTTTCTCCTTTTGATTTAGTAGTTTGTTTTGATACGGATCTTCTTTTTCATCACTTCAACATGCTGTTTCTGCTCTTCTAACTCCATAGCCTTTAGTTCTACATCCATAGACTCTAAAGAACGAGCATATATACTAGTCGAATCGTAAGCTGGCGTGTCTACCACTGAGACATCATAGAGCCTTCCGATTTTAGTGATGGTACGTTTAGGGATTTTGCCTTCTTTATTCCATGACTGTTCTTCAACAGTGAAAGCAAAACTCATCTTATCAAGTAGGCCACTGCGGACCATCTTATAGATGTCTTGGTTCGATTGGGTGTCGACTAACTCAGCTTGTACTTTTAGCCCAATGTTATCGACCGATAGTGTCAGTGATTTATTTTTAGTTCGAGCGATGATTAGGAAGGAGTCCATATGGTTATATTTCATAGGAACATCTTTCATCTGGGCATTTTGAAGCGCTCGATGATCGATAGATTCAACGAACCCATAATCTTCATTTCCGATGAGTGTTTCCTGGTTGAACACAATCGCATAACCTTCTAAGGTCATCTTACCTTCAGCTTCTTCAAACTTAACATCCGCAAGTCTTGTTTCTTTAATCATTGGTTCTCACCTCTATTTTTGGTTTGTTAGGTTTACCTTCAAGAGTGTATTCAAGTTCTGAATCCTTGTAGTGAAAACTTGTAATCTTGTTCTCTTTGCAAAACTCATCGATAATTTGTGATTTTGCTTTCTGTGATTCTAGAATCACCTTGAGTGCTTCCTTTGATATCGTTCCATTAACTGTGACTTTCATCTTTGTTCTCCTCACCAACTTGGTATTTGTTTGCCTTATCCGCATCCACAAAGTTGAGCGATTGCAGCCTTTTGTTTCCACCCTCAATAGGTTCTAGTCCAAGCAAAGCTCTGGATTCATTTAAGGTCATGATCCCTAGGCTCATCAGTTTTTCGATGGCACTCACTTTTGTATTCCAGCTTGCATACTGCAATCGTTCACTATAGAAAATAATCTCTTCACCACGAGTTAACTCATTTTCGGTAAGTAATCCCAAAGAAAAAGCCTCTGATAGCTGAATAGCTAGAGGCTCAATGGTTGACTCATAAAACGAGTTGAAATCTTCTTCACTATATTTGTTAGCGAATATCGGTGCTGATACACCAAAATAATCAAGTATCTTGGATTGTAAAAATTCGAGTGTTTCTTTGTCGATCAGTTTAGGATCTACCGTTAAAGGTACATATTCCGACTTTAAATCAATGGGAATGATGGAGCTTCCTTTAGTACTGATAGAATCGTTGAGAGCTAAATCAAAGAGCTCTCTTTGTTTTTTCTTATCAGCTTCTGAAAGCATCCCATTCATTTTGATGATTCCTTTGATTTGCATGGATGATCGGACTGCATTATCAATCCCTTGAAGTACATTTTCATTGATTGAGATTGTTTTGAGGATTGCTTCATGATCGCCTAATGATCCGTTACCACCAAAGATGTCATTGTAAGCAAAGTATTTCCGCAAGTGAATGACATTCTCATAAGGCAGCATAAATTGTTGCCCATCCTCAAAGTAGAACTTTAAGTAGTAACCATCAGCATTATCTACGACTGCTTCAACCAAAATTGGCCTAAGTGGATAGAGAGCTTTAAGTCCACCATTCATCGAATCAAACATTGGATATACGAACGCATTGTCATTCAGTAGCAACAGCGTAATCACTTTATAGATAAAGTCATAAGGCGTCATGAGTGAGTTAGGTTTGTGTTTCAATAAAAAAGACAGTCGACCTTGTTTCTCGGTTACTGTCTTGTCTGCTTCAGTTTTAATGTATCTTGGTTTGAGTTTGGCACACTGGCTCGCAACCCTATCAATACATATCTTGACCACGTCACTTTTTGAAATGTTGTTTCCAAATGGAGTGAAGAAGGTATTGTTTTGATTTAATAACTGGAAAGTATTTGTTGAACCTTCCTTTTTCTTTCTCATGAAATTGCCCACTAAATCTCTCTCCTTTTGAGTATCAAAAAAGGCTACTGATTAAGGTAACCTTCATTTAATTATCTATAAAGTAATCATAACTTATCAAATATATTGTTTTAGCCATTCTGGCATATTAGGATCATCAATGTTCCAGGACGCTTCTACTTCTTCACCCATATTCCATTCACTTTCATGCCCATCAAATATTTTTATTCTATGGCATTTAAATTTAGTCACAACATTTCCCTCTAGTCTGTACTCATTCCAATAATAACTTTTACCATAGCCACTCCATTCACTAGTTGTGTAAATCGTCATATGATTTCCCTCCATGGTTACTCTAATTATACTAATTCACTCATACTTTGTTTAAATGTATCACAAAAAATACAGAGAATCAATTACAAAATCTCTAAGTCATCATATTTTCATAGTCCATTTAATACATTTTCAAAACGCTATTGACATATTTCATAGTTGATCAGTTAAATGATTGGTCTGTTTCAAGATGATTAATAAATTCCTCTGTGGAATTAAAACACACTGTCTTACCTTTTGTATATTAAATATAATATGCTATTGCTTTGTGCTGTACACCAAATTTATTTTTGTGACGTTGACTTTATCCTGTAACTTTATAACTCATTGGTTTCGTTGTTATATCTATTTCTAATACATTTAGTCTGACTAATTCATCAAGTATGTGTCTAATTTTTGAGTGTGGAATGCTTCGAATTGTTGATAATTTTTCAATCCTAATCATAAACCAATCATTGTTGTTAAGCTCTGAATAGTATTTTAAAATAGAATAAATATAATGTGTGTTCTTTGATTCACTATTAAACTTTAATCCTTTTAACCTATATTTTTCTCTAATATTGTTATAACAATGTCTAAAAAATTCTGCTTGATGTTTTTGCTCAACTAAATATTTTTCTGAATCAGCACTATGAACGGCATTCGAAATGATCAACGAATCAAATACTTTGGGATCTTTGATATTTATCATCGGTAAAAACTTGTCCTCATTCCAAAGTTTCAAATAGTTTTTACTTTTTGCTTTTTCATAGTCATCATGCCAATCTAGCGGTAAAACACCATTATATCTTATGCTATTATGAATTAGGAATAACCTTTCATATATATCTAGGTCCTTTTTTCTGTTTTTTCTTTTTTTGTACCCGATTTCATCATGATAAAATCTTGGGAGTCCTTTGGTAACTATTAAAAATATCGCTAAATCCTTAAACTCCATTTCGAGTTTAGATTCAACAAGTCTTGTGGATTTACCTTTAAATCGGTCAATCACATAAATATCACTAAACCACCAATCACTATAAATAATGTAAATCATATTTGGATTTTCTATATCAGGTATTAGCTTTATCTGTTCGTCATCCCACCATTTAAATTTTCGAGCTCTCTTTTTTATGTCAATGATTTCATCGTCAGTTAATTGTGTTGGTTTAAAAGTCTCACAATGTTGGAGCGTTTTACCGTTATCTTCATACCAAATTGTAACTTTTGACTCCTCGTCATTTTTTGAAAGTTCTACTTTAACAATTCTATTGTAAGGATTTAGTTCTTCAAATTTTTTCACTGCACTGATTAAGTAGCTGTTACTCATATTACAACCCCTTTACTTATAGAGATTATAACATGTTTTCGTAATCTAACTTATATCTATTCAAAACTGCATATGCAATGATTAATGCAACAGTTCCATCAATTCTCTTGTACTTGGAGTTGAGTTTTGAAGGTTGAATATTCCCATTTAAGTCGACTTTGGCTTGTGTATTCGATAAGCACCATTTCAAGATCGGATTATTGTCATAGTTGATCAGCTTGTTCTTTAGGTCTGCTTCTAGTTGTTTCATGGGTTCAGATAAAGAATAAACACCTTGTCTGACCTTTTCCATATTGAATCCTAAGTCTTCCATTTCTTTAATCCAATATTGTGAATTCCACGGGTCAAAACCTACCCAAAGAGGTCTAATTTGATGTTCTTGAATCATTTTTATAAACCACTGAGTCACCAATGAAAAATCATTTTGACTGCCTTCAGTTAGTGTAATAAAACCTCTTCTAATCCATATATCATACGGAACATTATCTTCTTCCATACGTTTCTTAACAACATCACTCGGCATAAAATAATGTGATATAACAAACTTCTTGTTGTCATCCTTCTTCTGAATGATTAGGATTGCTGCTGTTAAGTCAGTTGTTGATGATAAATCTACACCAGCTATTGCATATGAATTCTTCAGAGTGCTTAGTTCATATCTCGCTTCGTTGTTTAAATCATCAAAAGATAACCAAGCACCTTGATCCACTTGCTTGATATTAAAATCTTTACATAACATGGTTACTCTGGTTGAGTGGTCATTTTTTGATTTATTCATAACGTCTTCTAGATATGAATTCAACTTAACTACACCTATACTCGGATTAGATTTTTGCCAATATTTGGAATCAGCATAAATCTCTTGGGTGTTATCCTGAGTATATAACCAGGGAAGCACACGTTCATCAGTGATTTCACCTTTCAACATCTTTCTTGCATAATCTAATTTGTTGTCAAGGAACCCCCCCACTGTAGTCCCTTCGGTTGTGATTATGAATATTAGTGGTTCCTTCTTGGTTGATTGGCTCTGCTTGATGGCATCATATACTTTTGAATCTGTCATTTCGTGGACTTCATCAATACAACCAACCTCAATGTTGTAGCCATCTTTGTTCCTACTTTGAGCTGATAATTTCTTGATTTTATTCTTAGTTTTCGGAGAATAGATGAAGAATATATTCTTTTTACTACGTT